CGGCATACAAGACCACCCGCTCAACATCAATGCCACGCTTGCTCTTGATCTCCCCGACTGCTGCGCCGACACCGCGCACACGCTGCTGTCCATCATGTGCCAGCTTGCAGACGATTCGCGCAACATCCTCTTTGCCCGCCTCAAGGGGCAGTCGTTTGCCAAGATTGGACGCCGCCACAAACTCACACGCGCAGCCATGTCGGCCCGCTGGAAGGGTATCTGCGCACACATCGCCGTGTTTAAATGCCTCTCGGAAAGGAGCGCATCCCATGAAACTAACTGACCTGCGCCACATCGCAAAGCTCACCTCGCAGCTTGAATCCGCACGCCTGGACGCCACCGCCATCAAGACGCTTGACCCCGTTGGATTCCGTGATGACCCCGCGTGGATTGAGGCCATTGTCACTCAGAAGCGCATTGAGGCGGAGCTTATGGAGATCCACGAACACCAGTTGGCATTGGACTCAAGGCTCAAGGCATCCAAGCATCGGAAGGCTTAAAGACGGTTTAGACGTTCAGAGAAGGAATGATTGTACTGTTTTTTTCAAACCCGTCAACATAAATCGTTCACGCTAAAGTTGTGGATATGCGCAAGTAAATCACACGCAATGTGATGCGCAAGTAAAATAGTTTTCACAAAGGCAGTAAAACGCAGTTATTTTGTATGAGAAAAAGGTACAAATCAAACATTAAAAGGTTGCCAATATGAAGCCAATCAAGTGGATTGCCAAGACGGTTTTACTGTCAAAAATCACGCGGTGGGATAAGAACCCGCGCAAGTTTACCGACAAGGGCAAGGCCGACCTGCGCAAGTCCATCGGAAGGTTTGGTCTGGCAGACCCGCTTATTCTCAACGCCGACTATGGTTTGATTGGAGGTCACGCCCGGCTGGACGCCCTGATGGAGTCTGGCGCGAAAGAAGCCGCATGTATGATTGCAGACCGGCAGCTGACAGATAAAGAGCGGGACGAGCTTGGCATCCGCCTAAACAAGAACGTGGCCGGCGAGTTTGACATGGCGGCCGTCCTGGGGTTGGCAGATGTTCCCGCGTTGTTGGACATGGGTTTTACGGCAGACGAACTTGGCGCAACCGCCACCGAAGCAACAAAGGATGCCGAACCGCAGATTGACAAGGCGGAGGAATTAAACAAGGTTTGGAATGTCAAGACCGGCGACATGTTCGCCATTGGCGACCACCGCCTGCTGTGTGGGGACTCGACAAAGCGCGAGGATGTGGAGAGTGTGATGGGTGGGGCACAGATAAACATCGCGTTCACTTCCCCGCCATATGCCAGCCAACGCGACTATGACCCGGCGAGTGGTTTTCAACCGATTCCGCCAGATGAATATGTCGCATGGTTTAGGCCGATAGCCAAAAACGTGCAGGATCACTTCGCGCACGATGGTTCATGGTTTGTGAACATCAAGGCCAGCAGTGACGGACTCGACACGTTTCTCTATGTATTCGACTTGGTTATTGCGCACGTCCGGGAGTGGGGATGGCACCTCGCAACTGAGTTCTGTTGGGAGCGCAACGGCGTGCCGAAAAGCGTCACGCAAAGATTCAAAAACCAATTTGAGCCTGTTTACCAGTTTGCGATGGGGCGTTGGAAAATGCGGCCCGATGCGGTGAGGCACTACAGTGATTATGTCCCAAGGGCAGGAGGTCATGGAGTCGGACAAACGTCATGGAAAACACAACAAGGCGGCAATGGTCCAATTTTCGGAGCGGCAAAAAAACGGAAAAATGGGCGCAATGGTGGATCTCCTAGTGATGAACGCGAACAAGGAATGATAAAAGGTCAGATGGCGCCAGGAGAGTACATAGGTCCCGGTATGGCATACCCAGGAAACAGACTGCCAACGTTTTGCGATTCGCACAAAGCAACCGGTCACACAGCGGCATACCCAGTTGGACTGCCGTCATTTTTTATTAAAGCATACACGGATGAAAACGACAACGTTTATGACCCGTTTCTTGGATCTGGATCAACGATGATCGCCGCTCAAAACCTGTCCCGCAAATGCTACGGCATAGAAATCAGCCCGGCCTACTGCGCCGTGATTCTGCAACGGATGACGGACGCCTTTCCATACATCAAAATTGAAAGGATCAAATAATGGGACGCCCACCAAAAGCCCTTGCAAAAAGCGAGAAGGATTATGCCGAGGCTCTACTGGCAAGCGCGGGTGTTTACACGCTGGCCGCCAAGGCGCTCGGAGTTGGACGCCAGGCGGTTGCGGAACACGTCAATAAGTCGCCATACCTGCAAAAGATACTCGCTGATGCGCAGGAAACCAATCTTGACGTTGCGGAAACGTCCCTCATGAACGCCGTCCGCCAATGCCAACCGTGGGCGGTGTGCTTTTTCCTGAAGTGCAAAGGGAAGGGGCGCGGCTATGTTGAGCGCACGGAGGTTACCGGCATGGATGGCGCACCCATACAGGCGCAGATATCAGCAGTAAGGAGCATGACGGATGAACAACTTGAACGAATCGCCGAGCTTGCCAATAAGCGACTCATTGGAGCGGGCGGCAATACGGGAACTGAGGGAGCGCAAGGCGATACAGTCAGCCCGCAATGACCTGCTGGCGTTCATGGCGTACTGCTGGTGGATGCCCGGCACTCTGCACATTGGCCGGCACACCCTCGCCATAGCCAAACGCCTGACCAAAGCGGTGGAGGATTGGCGCAACGGTGTTTCCAGCTTCCTGTTCTTTGCCGTGCCGTTCCGCCATGGCAAGACCGACCTCATATCCCGCGCATTGCCTGCCTACTTACTTGGCCGGTGTGCTGACCGCCAGCCAGACATCATCATTTCAGGCTATGGCGCATCGCTAGTGGAGGGGTTCAGTAAGACCGTCAAGCGAATCATGCAGTCACCCAAGTACCAAGACCTGTTCCCTGGCGTGTTGCCGGGTCGTGGCACCAACAGCGCATCTGATTGGCAGGTGGAAGGCTCAAGCGGTCGGGTCACGGCACAAGGCAAGGATGGTGCGCTCACGGGCAAGGGTAGCCATTTGGGGATCTATGATGACTACTGCAAGTCCATCGAGGAAGCCCGCAGCAAGGTGTACCTGGACAAGACGTGGGACGGGTTCCGCAACAACTTCCTGACCCGCCGCAACGCGCCGGCCAGCATCACCGTCATTGCCGCCACCCCGTGGTCGGTTGATGATGTGCGCGGGCGCATCAAGCAGGCCATGGTTGAAGATCCCATGTTCCCGCGCTTTGAGTTCCACACATTCCCTGCCACAAAGTCCGGTCCAGACGGGTGGGAGTACCTGTTTCCCGAACACTTCACGCCTGAATGGTACACCGGCCAACGCGCCACATTGGGAAAACAGGCGGCGGCGTTGCTGGACTGCGAGCCGGTATTCGAGGGGGGCAACCGCTTTGACGTGCGCCGAATCATTGAACACGCCACCATGGACGGGTGGCCAAGGTTGCGTGAGGTGCGCTTCTGGGATGTGGCGAGCAGCAGCCAGGACCGCGACAAGTCAGACCCCGACTGGACGGCAGGCGTCAGGTTGGGTGTGCAGACTGAACACTCGCCATTTGGCAAAAAGCTCAGTATCTGGATCACCTCTCTGGCCGGTTGCCGGGATGAGGCACCCAAACGTGACGCCATGATACGGGAGATCTGCAAGGCTGATGGCGGGTCGGTTGTCCAGCATGTTGAGGCGTTTGGCGCGTATAAAGACGCATACGCCAACCTAAAATCGGTCCTGCAAGGGGTGAGCGTGGTCAAGGCCTCGCGCCTGTCTGGTGACAAGTCAGCCAAGGCGGCGATACTTGAAGCGCCATTTGATTCATGCTCGGTCCATATCTACACGCCGGGGTGCCGCAACCATCTGGACGAGTTCCGCTCGCAGTTCTCGCAGTTCCCCAACGGCAAGCATGATGACTGGGTGGACGCCACGGCGGGCGCGGTGCATTGCTGTACCACGGCACCGGTTACGATGATGCTGTAAACTGTCATGCACGGTAAACAACCCTGCTTTATTGAGCCGATTCCTGACACGTATTTGGCTCAAAATTGTGTCAGGAACGTGGGCCTATTAAGGGCCCATAAGCGGTCCATTAATCCCGCCTGTTGCCGTTGATGGGCCTTGCTTGGTCTATTGGCAACGGGTGGTAATTGCCTGCTGCTAATTCAGTACTACTTTGCTACTGATTAGTAATTGGCCTGTTTGCCACCCCGCATTGACGTTCACGCTAAAAGTATGACCACCAACACCCCTGCTTTGACGGATGCGCAGGTGAATGAACTCATTTACGCGCGTAAAAATGCAATACTCACCGAGCGTGAGGACCAGTTGGAGCTTAACTGGTTGAGCGTCAAGAGCGGGAAGCCCTACATTGAGCGAAGATTGTTCCGCGCACCGAATGAAAGCGACCTGTCATGGACCGGCACACGCCTTGGCCAGCAGCAGGAGGGCATGATCGGGCGAAAGGACCGTGCGGCGCCGGTGGACGATGCCGGGCGTGTGAGCCAGAAGATAAACCAGTACCTTTTCAGCAAGCCTGCCGCCCGCGTGGGTCTTGACCCGCAGTTTGAGAAGGACGTCACCGGCACCGGGACCAGCGTCAATTCATTCTGGCAGGACGCAAGCGAGATGCTAACCGCCTGTCAATGGCTATGGATTCAGGTGGACCGTGGAGCGCCAGCGGTTGACTCGTCCACCGGACAGCGCATACAGCGCACCCGCGCACAGCGCATCGCCGACAATGACCGCATCCGGTGGGCCATCTGGCAACCCTGGTGCGTGGTGGATTGGTGCCATGACCAGACAGGGCGGCTGATCTGGCTGCTGACCGAGGAGGAGCGCACCGACAACACCAACCCGGCCAAACCCGCCTGCACCGTCAAGTACCGCCGCCTGTGGAAGTATGACCCCAACGGCGCAACATGGCAGGTTTACCAGCAATCATCCACCAAGAGCGGGCGCACAACCATTGCCATTGTGGATGAAGGCACGGTATCATCCCCTGAGATACCGTTTATCCTGCTTGGCAAACCATCCACCGACCCGCATTGGTTCGATCTGGTGGAGTTTATGCAGGCTCAACTTTTGAATCTTGACAGCATCCACGTTGACAGCATCATCAAGACCGTGTTCCCGCAGATGGTGATTTCAGCCGGCCAGTTTGAGGCGTTGTCCACCAAGCTCGTTGAGAGCTACGGGCAGGACGGTGGCCAGCGTGTGCTACAGGTGATCAAGGAGCTTGTCAGGTCACAGGATTCACCGATGATTGAGGGGGCGGACGAGTCTGGCATCACCCGCTTTATCAACCCTGACGCCACAGGGATGAGCATCATACCCACCGAGATTGACCGCAAGCGCAAGCTGTTGTTTGACATGGTGGGTTTGGCGTTGTTCAATCGCGAAACCAGACAAGTGCAAACCGTTGAGTCAAAGCAGTTTGACCACCTTGACACGGAAACCACCCTGCGCCACCGCGCCATCGTCATGCAGGAGTGCGAGATCAAGTGCGTGGAGATGTCCGTCAAGATGGACACCACGTTCCAACCCTACATTCCCGTGTGGCCGCAGGAGTTCGGCATCATTGACGCATTGCAGAACATTCAGGTGGCCGTGCAGGCTGGCAACATGCCGGGGCTTGTCATGACCTACCGCAAGGCGCTACAGCGTGTTGTGGGTGCCACCATCGACTCGCTGGTACGCTTGACGGATGATGAGAAGGCCGCTGCCGCCCAAGAGATTGACGCCATGGAGGATGTGGAGTTCAGCCTGCCCATGGATGCATCACCGCCCGCCGATGATGAACCGCCAACAGATGATGAAGAGATCCGCGGACGCGAATCTGGCGGCATGTAGTCCCCATACTCAGCCACCCACCCTTTGACAATCACGCTAAAGAATATAGCCGACACCCTGCGGCGTTGTTTCAGGGCGCAACACAAACGACTTGCGGCGGTACCGCATGAAAACGAGGTGGCTCAATGACAATCAAAGACGTGCTGGCGAAGGTGGCAAAGGGCGAAGCGTTGACGGATGACGAGCGGGCGGCGGTGGCCGGTTATGACCCCGACAAGGTGGCCAATGACTCGGCGGCGGCGGCAAGGCGCAAGTCGGAAGCGGCGGCGGCAGAAGCGCGGGCTGAAGCCGAGGCGCTCAAGGCGGAGAAGGCCGAGCAGGAAGCTGCACGGGCGGCCGCCCAGGAAGGCAAGCAGACCGAGGCGCAGAAACACGCCAAGGAGCTTGAAAGCCTGAAGGCGAAAATCGCGGCCATCGAGAAAGCCAAGGCGGACAGCGATGCGCGGGCGGCACAGATGGCACGGCGTCAGGGTCTGGCGGAGATACGGCAGGCGGCCGGCATCCAGTTCACCACCACGGTGAAACCGACCATCGCCACCAGCGCATTTGAAAGCACGTTTGAGGATGTGCAGGATCTGAGCGACACGGAGGCCATCGCGGAACGGGTGGCGCGGTTCAAGACGGAGAACCCCGGCTTGATTCTTGACAACAGCGGACACGGAACAGGTGATGGCGCACCCGGCAGCGCGGCACCGAAGGCGGCAGGAAACAAGCCGGTAAACATGGCAGAACGTAAAAAGCAGATGCAACAGGCTGGCTTGATCAGCTAAAGCGTCAAAGGAAAAAAACAATATGGGAAACACTTTCGTTACACCTACCGAAGTCGCCCGTGATGCGGCGATCACCCTGGACAACTACCTGGGCGTGGCCAACCTCGTCAACCGTGACAAGGAAGCCATTTTCACCGGCAACAAGGTCGGTGACACCGTGAAGGTGACCATTCCTCCGTCCATCAGCGATGCGAGCGAGTTCACCAGCACGACCGCCGCGGCCGATGTCACGGAAACCGAGGCCTCTCTGGTGCTTGAGAAGCATTTCTACAAGCGAATCGACCTGACAAGCAAGCAGAAGAGCCTTGAGTTGAGCGATTTCAACCGGCTGATCACGGTCCCCGCCATGCAGGGTATCGCGCAGTCCATCAACAAGTTCGCCCTGCGCAAGATGCAGGTGTTCCGCCAGAACCTCGCCGGCACCATCGGCAACCGTCCGTCCACCGTGGCCCACATCGTGGCCGGTGCGAAGGCGTTGAACGACCTGAAGGTGCGCAAGGATGGCCGCGTGGCCCTCATCGACACCACGGTTGAGGCCTCGCTGGTCCAGATCGCGCAGTTCACGAGCGCCGACTACGGGATTGAAAGCCCGGCGGCAGTCCGTGAAATGAGCCTTGGCCGCAAGTTCGGGTTCGACTGGTACTCGGATGCGGACCTCGGCGCGTTTGTGCGTTCAGCTGCGGCCAATGACATCGCCGGTTCGCCGGTTGTTCACGTGACCACGGCGGCGGGTGCCTCGGCCATCAACATCGATGGCGTGACAAATGCCACCGGCACGATCTATGCCGGCACGGCGTTCACCATCACTGGCGACACGACCCGCTACGTTGTGGCGGCCGACACCACGGCGGTTGGCAATGCCTACACGGGCGTGGAAATCACCCCGGTGCTGGCTACACAGGCGGCTGACGGCGCGACCATCGCGTTTGAGGCGGCCGGATACAGCAACATCCTGTACCACCCGAACGCGGTCAGCATGGCAGTCGTGGCCCCCGCGCCTCTCGCCATCGGCTCCGTTGTGCAGGCGTACAACGGCGTGCAGGTTCGCGTGACGCAGGACTCCAGCATCAGCACGCTGGCGGACAGCATCGTGTTCGACCTGTTCGTGGCCTGCCGCGTGATCAACCCCAAAGGCGGGTGCCTGGTCGCCGGCTAAGTGTTCACATCACCACCGGCCTCTACCGGATTGCGAAAACACCCGCAGTCCGGTAGGGGCAACCCCTCAACAGGGGAGGAAGGTTGAAAAATGAAGAAGGTACTTTGGATTCTCACGGGAAGTTTGATGCTGGTTGCCCGGGTGGGCATGGCTGCGGATGACTTCTACGGCCACCCCACGACAGCGGCCGCTTTGGCTACTGCCGTCACAGCTGAAATCACGGCGGCTGTTCTGGTTGAAACGACCTACGCCAAGCCGCAGGTTGACACCAACGCCACGACAACGGCCACGCTCAAGACCCCGCGCTATGTGGGAGACATGCTCATCGGTTCGGCCGGTTCAGGCACCGGTGCGGTATGGGTGGCGACAGTTGCCACGACAAACGGCTGGCTTGCGATCAAACCGTAAGGTGAATCATGGCAATTATCCCTACATTCAAGATCGTCCGTGGCGGGGAGTGGTGCTTGATCAACCAATGTGACCTTGACAAGTGGGTCGCTGACGGCTGGGAGCTTGATGCGCCCAAGGCCGCGAAGGTTGAGCCTGTTGCGGCGGTTGTGCCTGAGGCTCCTGTGTCTGCGCCGGTGAATGACAAACCCAAACGCGGCAGGATGGGCAAGGCGGGCTGATTGGAAGGGATTGGACCACGGGGCTGGCTGGCGCAAACCGGCCAGTCCTTTTTTTATTTACAAGGAGGTTGAGATGGCGATCAACATAGCGGGGGCAAACGCTTACTTTGCCGAAACAGTCAAGAACTCGGTGTGGAGCAGCTTCTCCACCACCAAGCGCACCGCGGCCATCACGCAGGCCAAGGCGATGTTCTCAAGGGCGCTACGGCGAGCCATGAGTGAAACCGAGGCGGCATACGCGGCCGGCGACTACATCCGCGAGGACCGTGCGTGTTACGAGCAGGCTTATTCCATGCTCATTGAAAGCCCGATTGCCGATGCCACGGGTTCAGATCCGCAGGCGGGGTTGACGGGTATGGCCGAGATTGACACCGGACCACTGGCGGACCGTGTGAGCGGGTTCAGCGTTGAGGCGCTGGCGTGGCTGAACTGGAGCGGTGCGGCGGTCATAAGGGGGTAACAGCGCATGGCCATGCCATTTGACAAGCTCAGGCGCATTGAGGGGCAAGGGGTCAAGGAACTGCTTGCCGTTGTCAAAAAGGCGCAGGCCAATGCCAAACGGGTGGTGGCAGACGCCGCCAGCAGTCCAGCGGCGGCGCAGGACGCACGGGCGCGGGAGCGGGTCTATGCGGAAATCATCAAGGAGTATGAGGGTGCCACCAAACCCATGGACACCATCCTCAAGCGGGTGATCACGCAGGCGGGAAAGGTTGGCAACCAGGCGGCGGGCGTATCCGCACCTGAAGGCGTGGACGTGTTGCAGTTCAATGAGGCGCGGCTGGCTCGGTACTGGGCGTATGTGGCACCTGAAAACAGCAAATCGCTCGCCGCCACCATGACCGAGAGTATGAGCGAGAACGCAGTCAAGGCCTTGCGCACGGCGTTTGTGGACAACTTCAGGCAGGCGGGAGTGGAGGGATGGACCGCGCAGGAAACGCAGAAGCGGTTGCAGGACAAGTGGAACGAGCTTTCCGGTGATGCGGGTACGTTCCGGTTTGTGGATAGGAGCGGAAAGACTTGGGAAAATGCACGCTATTTGCAGATGGTGACCCGCACGAACGCCAACAAGGTGAGCCGTGAGAGCTACATTGACAGCTTGACCGAGGCGGGGTTGCAGTTTGCCAAGATAAGCGATGACTCCCCGCTAATCGAAGGAGAGGTGTGCAGCGAGTGGGCGGGCAGGATTGTGACCATTGCTGGGTCGTATCCCGGCGTGCCGTCATACCAAGATGCGTTGGACGCAGGGGTATTCCACCCCAACTGCCTGCATCGCTTGCAGATACCAACCGATGCCGAACTTAAGGCAGCTGGAATCGAGGTGGAATAATGGCCACCAACCCACCTGGCTACGACAAGGTAATGGGTGACTTGAACGACTTGCCGCGCAAGGTGGCGGCGGGGTTGCAGCAGGGTTTGCGTAAGGCGGCAATTATGGTGCGTGACTTGGCCAAGGACTATGCGCCCAAGTCGCCCGCACAGAATTTGATTGATGATGATATGCGGAGAAGGAAGGATTCTCGTAAAAGAGCAAAATGAAAACCAAACTTCTCAAGATTGACAAAACTCAAAAAGAGTTTCGCAAAAAAGCACGCGCCCGCATTGCCGCAAAGCGCATTGCGGATGGCAAACCACCTCCCGCATCAAGGCCGGTGCCGGGTGGGCTTGAACGGTCCATTGACTTTGACGTCCAACCAGGGCGTGCCATCATTTTCGTGAGCGGGTTTTCCGAGGCCAAGGACTACGCGGTGTGGATACATGACGGGGAGTATAACCTTGGGATAGGCTCGCTGGCCAAGGCGGCACAGGGCGGCAATGCGGTGGGAAACAAGTACCTGCAACGGGCATTTGATGAGCTTCAGGTGCAGATCAAAACAACGATTGACGAGGCGATAAGAAAGGCTACAGGTGCAAAATGACATTGATAGCGACATCCTTTGACGTGGCGTGGACCGAGGCGGAGCGGGCGGCGTTCCTGCTGTTGTGTTCAACGGTTGGCGCGGTGGAGAACAAGGGCGGCTTCCTTGGCCGCGACTTTGGGATTGCCAACTCGTTCTGGTTCACCACGGGCCAGATTGGAGGGAACCCCGGCGGCAACATCTTCTATTGCACGGACTTCCCCACCATGGAAATGCCAGCCTATGCCGAGCTTAACCACATGAACCGCTCGGCTTTACAGGCCAACTGCATGAAGATCATACGCGCCCTGCCGGTGCTGGATGACGCCAACAGCAACATTCACCAGTTCAGGATTGCGGCCGGCGGTGTCAGCCCTATCCGGTTTGAGTATTCACCGCTGGCCAACGAGCCAAAACCGGTGCCGAGGTGGATCTGCCGCATCGACTTTGACATCGTGTTCACCACCGGTGGCAAGGCAAACAGTATTTGACAATAACGCTAAAGTTATCAGCCGATTTCAACAAACAGCAGGAGAATAAACCATGGCCGCACCAGCTTTTTTCACACCTACCGACCTGTCGGGCGCACTCACCGGATGGAACGTCCAGTCTGACAGCCTTTCCGCATCGTCTGACCGCGCCAGCGCATTGGTGACGGGTGGAGATGAAGACGCAACGGCCATGGTGCGGTACAACGAAAAGCATACCGCCACCTGCGTCCTCAAAAGCTTCCTCGCGGTTGGCGACCTCACCCTGCCGTCCGTTGGCTCCATCATCGGTGACTACATCGTTGAGAGCTTCAGCCTGAAGCTGGCTCCCGGCGACTGGCCCGAACTGACCCTGCAACTGCACCACCACGGGGCATCCACCACCCACGGCACCTGCAACACCTACACCGGGACGATGGTTTTCGCGACTGGCCGTGGCATCCCATCAACCGCCGGTGCCGGCACGCTTGCGGCCACATCCGGTTACGCGAGCTTTGACTATTCAGTTACCTGCTCCCACATTGATGAAATCGATGGCACGGGCGAGGTGTTTGCGAGCGAGAACCACGATGGCGTGGAAACCGTTTCCTGCTCGGTCATTGGCTCCGATGTTCCCGCCATGCCGGTTGTGTCGCCCACATGGGAAGCCGACACCACGGCATCAGACCGCAACGTGAGCGGGTCCGACAAGTACAACTACACGTTCGTGCGCCACTTGCAGGCCGATTAAAGGAGGGAGCGATGATGCCATGCCTCTATCCTTTAATGCTGAAATAAAGCTCAGGGAACTGACCGCGCTTGGCATCACTCCGTCACCTTTCGAGGTGGTCGCCCTGCACGAACTGGGGCTTGCCGTTGACAACGCCGGCGCATCCGTCATGCTCAAGGAACGTGGCCTTCCCATCTCCATCGGCGGTGCGCGTCTGTGGACTATGACATGCGAGGGGTCCGACACATGGGAGAACTGGTCCGCGTGGTTTTCAACAAGCGCCACGCTTTCCACGCTCGCCCTGGCGTTCATCCTCGCGCACGGGCGTGGTGAGCCGGTTAAGATCCGCACGGGTGCCAAAATCCTGTCCGGTCTGTCCACGCTCAAACCCTGTGGCCACCCGCAGCGCCTATCAGAAATCATAGACCGACCTACTGCTTTGGCCGCCATCCTGTCATGGTTTTCAAGCCTGACCTGCACCTTGTCAGAGCTTGACGCCGCCACATCCCGGCTATTGGTCAACCA